AACCAGAGGCTATCAAAAAACGTTTGAAGGCTTTATTTTATGGTTCTGCCGGTGTTGGTAAAACGACAGCAGCAATACAATTTCCCAAGCCGTACCTAATCGATACGGAGAAAGGGGCTGAGAACGATCAATACGCCAAGATACTCCAAAAATCAGGTGGCGCAATATTTCAAACATCTGATTTCTCAGAGCTTATGAACGAAGTTAAAGCATTATTAACAGAAAAGCATGAATATAAGACATTAATTATTGACCCATTGACCACTTTGTATAATGATTTGCTCGATAAGTCGGCCATTAAAAATGGTACCGAATTTGGGCGCCATTATTCGGAGGCTAACAAACAGATTAAACACTTATTAAACTTACTGCTTAGGCTCGACATGAATGTCATTATCACTAGCCATGCTAAAAACGAATATGGACATAATATGGCAGTTGTTGGACAAACTTTTGATTGTTACAAAAAGCTAGACTATCTCTTTGACTTAGTCTTTGAGATTCAAAAAAGAGGAAAAGAAAGAATCGGTATTATTAAAAAATCAAGAATAGAAGCTTTTCCTGATGGCGAACAATTCCCCTTTTCTTATGCAGAAATCGCTAGACGATATGGCAAAGAGATTCTAGAGCGTGACTCAGTTGCGCAACAGATTGCAACAAAAGAACAAGTCAATGAAGTAAAACGGTTAATCGATTTATTAAAAGTTCCTGAAGAGAAATACCAAAAATGGCTTGATAAGGCTAATGCCGAGACGTTTGATGAGATGCCATTTGATGCCATGGACAAGGTTATCGATCACTTACAAAGCTACATAAAAGGAGAAGCAGCGTGAGATTTACCCCTAAAACGGAAGAAGAATTGCAATCAATGTCTTTATTAGAGCCTGGAATTTATCAGTTCCAGGTCTCTTCAGCCACAAATGAAATGTCTAAAAGTGGTAATGAAATGATAAAGGTCATATTAAGTATTTGGGATAAAGAAGGACATGTCCATTTTATTTATGATTACTTGCTTGAAGCAATGGGCCATAAGCTTCGCCATTTTTGCGAAACAACAGGACTTATTGATAAATACGATCATGGTGAAATAAATTTAACAGACTGCACTAATCGTCAGGGTTATGTTGAGTTAAGCATTCAGGAAGGAAAACTTAAAGATAATGGCGATCGTTATCCTCACCGGAACTCAGTAAAAGATTATGTTAAAAAATCGAAGATGATGTCAGCGAATGAACCGAATGATGATATAGATTTTTAGTTTATATAAAATTGGAGAAACTTGAATGAATCAGTATACAGATAAATGGTATATCGTTAGAACTTATAGCGCCGGCGTATTCTTTGGAAAAATAGAGTCAAGGAATGGTAAAGAGATTGTAATGAAAGATGCAAGAAGACTTTAGTATTGGGAGGGAGCCGCCTCCCTAAGTCAATTGGCAATGGAGGGAGTTAAATTACCTGAAAATTGCAAATTCCCTTGTGCTGTTGATCATGTGGAATTAATGGAAGTGATAGAAATATTAGAGACTACAGAAAAAGCCAAAGAATCAATTGATAAAGTGAAAATATGGAAAGCATAGATTTTTTTTACTCCATTGAAAATAGAAGTCGTCATGATTATGGATATGTCTTTGGCTACGGCGATGGATCTGGATATGTCCATGGATATGTCTTTGGCCATGGCTTTGGCGATGGCTCTGGATCTGGCTATGGCCATGTATATGGCTATGGAGATGGCTCTGGCGATGGCTCTGGCTCTGGCTCTGGCTCTGGTTCCGGATCTGGTTATGGCTCTTGATATGGCTAATTATCAAAACAATACCATTTAATGGTTTCAATGCAGTCTTCAATGGAATGACAAACGGCAGCGAAGTAATTTTGCTGCCGCATTGATTCAATAAATTTTTTTTGGGACTGAGAAAGCGATCCATTCTTACTTTTTAATTCAATCCATGCTCCAAAAAATCCATGACAACCCATAGCGATGAATAAATCGGATACTCCCGATTTCATTCCCATATCTTTTAAAAGCTTTCCAAATCTGGCCGTTCTCCTTCCTTCATTGGGAATATGAATTACAACATCCTTTAAATCGGGATAAAGTGCTATCCATTGCAAAACAGTTTTTTGAATAAGTTCTTCAGAGATATTGCCGGATTTGAGAATTTTACTCATTGGCTATTCGTATCCAGTCATATTTAAAGGGTACTAAAATATTAATCCATTTCATGAATCCATCTTGTAACCATATCAACACCTAAAAACATATGCTTTTGCATATCCATTTCATAGGAAGAAAATTTCTCTCCATGCAATACCAATTCACGTTGTCTTCTTTTTTCATTAATATAATTAATAATGCGCTCTTTAATTTCTTCTGGCAAAATTAACTCCCATTTATATCCTCAAAAAACAAGTAATAGTTTATTCAATAATGCTTGCTCTTTCTATACTGAATAAACAATAGATCCGTGAATAATGGTAGATTGACCAGAAGTAAAGTTAGCCGTAGTAAAAAAACCTCCATTAAGTGCTGATGCTATACCATATAAATTTATAGCGCTTGAATTAGGAGGTAAAAAAAGGACAGCACTTGTTGTTGATGTTGGCCACGCTGTTGAAAAAGAAGGCAATACAGAACCAATACTGTTACTGTTTGTTGCGCTGTTTGAGCTAAAAGGCAAGCCACTAACAGCTGCATTACCCGATGATGTGCTAAAAGTTGGAGTAAATGAGAGCGAAAAACTGGCCATTACAATATTGCCAATGCGTGTATAAAATCCAACTTGAATTGTATAAGCATTCGAAATATTTCCAGGTGTTGCGAAAGTAAAAACAGGTGTCCAGGATGTTTCTGCAGTATATGTGGATAATGTTGATCCACCAAAATTAATGCTTGTAGCATTAGCTGCACCTAAAACAGGCGTTACTAATGTCGGTGATGTTGAACCAACAAAGGATCCTGTTCCTGTTTGACTTGATAGAGAAGTATTTACTGCGTTATTCGTTGTCATGTTTAAATCCTTTTAAACAATAGTTAAATTTCCTTGAGGCGCACCAAGAGTTGTCCATGTCGTATCAGTAACAATGCAAACTAAATAAAGACTATCTTCCGAATTGGTTGAACTAATACTTCCTCCAACACCAGTGGTAGACGTACTAGATCCAATTTTAATATTTTGACTTGAATTTTGTGCAATTGTCCAACCACCACTGCCAAGACCAGTCACAGCAATCGCACTTCCAACAACCGCTGTTGTAGGGAGTGTCAAAGTGATTAAACTTCCACTATTGGTAATATAACCATTTTCAGCGATCATACTGGTATTAGTGGTAACCACATTCCAACCAATTGAGGCCGCTGTCCCACTAATAGAGATGCTTCCTGCGGCATTAGTAATTGATACACCCGATCCCGCAGTTAATGTTGCCCTAGATGGCGGATTTCCTGTATTGCCAATCCATAATTGACCGTTTGTTAATGGGGTAGAATTTTGAGTTCCACCATTGGCTTGAGTTAATGGGGAAGATAGCGTTAACCCTGCAAAAGTGGGTGAACTTATCGTATCAATATCTTGCGGAGCACTTAAAGTAACAGCCCCTGTTGATGCTGAGGCAATGACTTGATGAGCAGTCCCTGTAATTGAAGTAACCCCACCACCTGAACCAGTCATTGCAGCATACCAAGAGGAAGCACTTGTTCCTGAGTTTAAAATACAGGTAACAAGAGCACGCTGACCTGCGGATAAGGTAACAATGGTGTTTGCACCTGAAGACTCAACAGTAACGGTGCCACTCGAATTATTAACTATTGACCAAGTCATTCCTTCGGATAAAGTGCTTGTAACAGGCATTACAACCGTTTGATTTGAGCTTCCAGTAAAAAACTGCCAATAAAAACTACCAATAGTTAAAGTCGTAGTCCCACCACTTGTGGCAGTTGTAGTATATCCACTGTTGATATTTGCTCTTGTCCATACGGCAGTTGATGATGTACCCGAAGTAGTACAAAGCCATAAAATATCGTTAACCGTATCCCAGCAGAATTGATAAGTAGAACCTTCGACAAAACCATTAGGATTGCCAGAATTAAACAGGATAATGTTTGATTGGAATAAGTTATAAACTTGCTGTAATGTTTCTTTTACCGAAAGACCGGGATTAGAAGAATCAACGAATCCTTGAACTGCACAAATTATATCGGACATTAACGCATTTGATACGGTGGGTAAATCCGTAAACATTTCTTCTACTGTTGCTGACATTAATAATATCCTTATTAAACGACTGTAATAGTTCCTTGTACGCCATATACAGAAAAGGTATTGGCAGCCACGTTGGTTATAGTTATACAGTCATATTGATTACTTGATGACAATGACCCACCAGTCCCTGCTGTAGTGGCAGAACTTCCTATATGGCATTGTTGTGAGGCATTTTGATGGATAGTCCAACCACCACTTGAACCCCCTACAATGACATAGGTATCTCCTATCGTTGGTGAAGATGGCAATGTCAATGTGACTAAAGAAGCGCCATTGTTAATCGCATAGCGTGTTTCAGCCGCTAACGTCACACTGGAAGTGTTTTGGTTAACATTCGTAAATCCAGACGCTGCGGTATTATTGATTGTAATGCTGCCCGCACCATTGCTAATTGAAATATTAGTCCCAGCGGTTAATGTTGCGGGCGTTGGCGTTGCACTCGTGCTACCAATCAACACTTGACCATTGGTCATTGAGCCTGTCCAAGCAGGAACCCCTGTAGAATTCGTGACTAATGTTGCGCTATTTGCAGTGGATAACTCAGTAATGGTATTGGCTGATGATGAATAAAGAAGCTGATTTATGGTTGTAGTAGCAGGATAAGTTGCCGTAGACCAAGATGGGGCGGCACTTGAACCAGACAATAGCACCTGATTGGCTGTGGAGGTCCCTGAAAGAATGGCACCCGCTGTTGCAGTACTATAAAAAATACCCCCATTTGATGCAGTTAAGCTTGCATTAGTACCACCTCTAGTTAAACTTAATTGCCCAGTCCATCCGGCTGTGATTGAAGCCGCATTGACTAATGAAGTAGAAGGACTTCCCCCCAATGTTAAAGTAACATTCGTATCATCCACATTAGTCAATGCAGCGCCTGTCGGTATTTGGCTTGTTGTAGCTAATGTTCCCGATGTAGGGAAGGTTACGCTTGTATTACCAGTCAATGTACCTGTAAAAGTAAAAGAACCTGACATGGCAAAACTTCCACCAATAGTAATAGTGCTAGCGCCATTATTTATACCTGTCCCACCTCTTGTACCTGATAACGTACCTGTCCACCCTAGAGTTAATGAAGCGGCATGTAATAATGAAGTCGCAGGTGTTCCACCTAAAGTTAATGTAACATTTGTATCATCCACTTTAGTTAAAGCCGCAGCAGTATAAGGCTGCCCAAACTGCGCTGCAAAGTTTGCATAAGTCATTGCTGCATCATCGGTTGCATTGTAAGGTGATTGGCCAAAATACATTAAATCCGTAGACGCATTAGAAGTAATTGGGTTCGCTATAAAAACTTGATGTATATTTTTAGACATTCCTTGTCCTCAAAGTCATAATAGCGTTAATCTTTCACCATCAAGAAGGAGAAAGAAGCTGCTATCTAAAAGCAAAAAAAAACCTAATATAGGCGGTGGTACAGGGTTGTACTCAGGCTGTATTACCTGACCCATAATATTATCTGTGGCAATCCTTAAAGGTTTATCTAATTTAAACCCATGAGGATAAGATTCTCGTTTGCAATTCATTAGGGATAGCTCACAGGCCAAAGTTCAATACCGACATCAGCGGTTGCA